CATCAGTAGCAACTAGACGGGCTTCCGCGGTTGACCTTGGTAAACGATACGGCTTATTTGTGGATAGGCAAGAAATCACTCAACGGGTGGTAGAAATTGAACTGGGAAACTGGGATGATGAAGAAACCACAGATTAAAATAAAAATCAAAAATCCAAGCCGGGTTTTTAATAAGCATATCTATGACAAGTTAACAGATTATAGCACCTTCACAGAAATTCACTACGGCGGGGCTTCTAGTGGTAAAAGTCATGGAGTAATTCAAAAAGTAGTATTCAAGAGCCTTCAGGCTTGGAAATATCCAAGGAAGGTTCTTTTTTTGCGGAAAGTTGGGTCCAGTGTTTACGATTCTATCTTTGAAGATGTTAAACAATGCTTGGAAGTCTGGGGCCTACTTGGTGCTTGCAAGGTTAATAATTCCGCTTATCGGATTGAATTACCGAACGGCGCCCAATTTATTTTTAAAGGGTTGGATAACCCGGAAAAAATTAAATCCATTAAAGGAATTTCTGACGTGGTTATGGAGGAAGCTTCAGAGTTTACGCTAGATGATTACACACAGTTGACCCTACGGTTACGGGATAAGAAACACCCTAACAAGCAGATCTATTTGATGTTTAACCCGGTGTCTAAAGTTAATTGGGTATATAACACCTTCTTTGTTAAAAAGCCTAAAAATACCGTTATCTATCAAACGACTTATAAGGATAACCGTTTCTTGGATGATCTCACAAAGGAGAATATTGAGGAGCTAGCAAACCGGAACGAGGCTTATTATAAAATCTATGCCCTGGGCGAGTTTGCGACATTGGATAAGCTTGTTTTTCCTAAATACAAAAAGCAATTACTAAACAAGGAAGAACTAAGTCACATTCCTTCAGATTTTGGCCTTGACTATGGTTTCATAAACGACCCTAGCGCCTTCATGCACGTCAAAATAGATGAAGAAAACAAGCGTCTGTATATTTTAGAGGAATATGTTAAAAAAGGCCTTACGAATGACAAGATAGCGGAAGCAATAAAGGCCCTTGGATATGCTAAAGAAATCATCCGGGCTGATAGTGCTGAAAAGAAATCGAACCAGGAACTAAGGAACCTAGATATTCCACGGGTGATTGATGTTATAAAAGGACCTGGATCAGTTATGCAGGGGATTCAGTACATTTTACAATATGAAATCATTGTAGATGAAAGGTGCGTAAAGACCATAGAGGAATTAGAAAATTACACTTGGAAGAAAGACAAGGCTACTAATGAATATATAAATGAACCAGTTGACAGCTATAACCACTGTTTAGACGCTGTACGCTATGCGGTTCAAGATCGAATTTTCCAAAAGAAAAAGGAATTGGATGTTAATAAGACGATTTCCAAAGTAAATCGCTTGTTTAGAAGGTAGGTAAAAGATGGATCATGTGAATGAATTTGAACACGGTTTGGATATTGAAATTTCAACCCGTAACGATAGCTTGCAATTTAGTAGGCTAGCCAATGAACAATTTAGATATTCTTCCGCTGAAGAATTGCTAAACACCACGGAAGGTAAGAAGGCTTTCCGTGAAATGCTGACAACATTTTTCGATTACCAGAAGAAACGCTTACGTGTTTTAGATTCGTATGCTAAGGGTAACAATTACAGCATTTTAAGCGGTAAGCGCCGGATGGATAAGGAAAAGGCTGACTACCGGGTAAGACACCGCTGGGGTGGTTATATTTCAGGTTTTGCTACTTCCTACGTTATCGGTAACCCTGTTACCGTGGGAATTATGGAAGGCGGAAACAAAGACCAGTTACAATCAATCAAAGAAATTGAATGGAACAACGACATTAACGCCCTGAATAATGATCTAGCCTTTGACGCTTCAGTTTATGGCCGTGCTTATGAGTATCATTTCCGGGATCGTGATAATATGGACCGGGTTGTTTTGATTAGTCCGCTTGAAATGTTTGTGGTCCGAGATTTGACCGTGGAACAGAATATTATATGCGCGGTCCATCTTCCAATTTATAATGACCGGGTTAATATGACGGTTTATACTAAAGATCAAGTGATTAAGTACAAGCCTTTTACTTATTATAGCCCGCGCCTTGTTTTGGATGAAGCAACCAAGCACAATTATAACGATATTCCAGTTGTTGAATGGTGGAACAATCGTTATAGAATGGGCGATTATGAAAGTGAAATCTCTCTAATTGACGCTTACGACGCTAGCGAATCAGACACCGCTAACTATATGAGTGATTTCAATGATGCTATGTTGTTAATTAAGGGTGATCTGGAAGCTATCGGGGCAACGGCTGACAACGTGGCCAAAATGAAGGACGCGAACACGCTATTACTTCAAACGGGAATCAGTGCGAACGGTCAACAAACGACAGCGGACGCCGGTTATATTTACAAGCAATACGACGTACAAGGTACGGAAGCTTATAAGAACCGTCTGGCGAATGATATTCACCGTTTTAGCCGTATTCCTAATCTTGATGATGATCGCTTCAATTCCACACAGTCCGGAATTGCCTTACTTTATAAGATGATCGGGCTGGAACAGGTACGCAAAGACAAAGAAACCTACTTTACTAAGGCTTTGCGCCGTCGCTATGAATTGATCAGTAATATTCATAAGGCTGTAAACGGTCCTAAAATTGAAGCTGACAAGCTGACCTTCACTTTCCACCCGAACTTACCACAAGACGTTTGGACGGAAATCAAGGCTTACATTGAAGCGGGCGGGGAAGTATCACAAGAAACCCTACTTAATAACGCAAGCTTTACCGACTATGAAACGGAAATAGACCGTATCAAGAAAGAGGAAGGCGCTAGCGATTTTGAAAGAGCGAAAAGCGTAGGTATCACAGATGAACTTGAAAATAGCGGACAACCGGAAGTATAACGCGGAACGTAAGGCCCAAAGCGCCCTAATGAAACGAGATTTGGACCGTGAAAGGGCCTTGGTTGAAATATACCAGGAATCTTATGACCGTTTACAAGGGAAGATAGACCGGTTTTATATCAACTATGCGGGCCGTGAGGGCTTAACCAAGCAAGAAGCCATGAAACGGGCTGACCAAATGGACGTTACCAAGTTCAATCGTAAGGCTTATAAAGCTGTAAAAGAGAAAGACTTTTCACCCGGTACCAATCAATGGTTAAGAATTTATAACTTAAAGATGAAAGTAAGCCGACTGGAACTCTTAAAGGCTGAATTGGACCTTGAAATTCAGAATTTAACGGCTGAAACTTATGAAATGTTTGATAATGCCCGTAGAAGCGAAATACTACGCGAATTTGAACGACAAGCGGGGATTTTGGGTAATTCATCCAAGGGAGTGAAAAAGCGTCTAGAAGCGATTTTAGACGCTGATTTTTACGGTGAATCTTTTTCAAGCCGTGTCTGGGGCAAGACAGGCTTACAGCAAGCCCTACAAAAAGACGTGTTTGCTTCCCTTAATCGTATTTACACGGATATGATGGGATACAAGGAAGAACGGAAAAGACTTGCTAAGAAATACGGCACTAGTCAGGCAAAAGCTGAAAGGTTGATTAAAACAGAAGTAGCCCGGATCAATGCGGACACTCAAATAGAAATGTTAGTGGCCAATGAGTTCACACATTTTATTTTTGTAGCTGAACCGGGAGCGTGTGAGATATGCGCCCCTTTGGACGGCAAGGCCTTCCCGGTTGATGAACTTGAAAAGGGTGTGAATATGTACCCTATGCACCCAAATTGTAGGTGCTCAGGTTATGGACATATCGAACTAAAATATAAAAAGGGTGGTAGCACCTTAAACGATTTTAAACTAAATGATGAGGACGAAAGATGAAATACAGAAAGAAGCCCGTAGTGATTGAGGCTGTTCAGTTTGTAGACACTGAAGAATCAATTTTAAAATTGTCAGAATTAGGATTAGATCCAGTCCGAATTGATTATGCTGATTTAGATAATCCAATTTTAAAAATAGAAACACTTGAAGGGGTGATGATTGCGACTGAAGGTGATTACATTATCAAGGGTGTACAAGGCGAATTTTATCCATGTAAGCCTGATATTTTTGAAGAAACTTACGAAAAAGTTGAATAAATCACTATAAACCGTACGGGGTTCCATACGGTTTTTTGCTTGTCCAAACCGTGCTGAAGACGTTAAAAGTTGCATGAGTTCGGGGAGGTTGCCCGTCAAGCGTAGAAAGGAGCCTAATAATGGCAGAAGAACAAACACCACAGGCGATTGATCCACAATCACCGGAAACAGTTGAGGAACAAGCTAGCAATCCGACACAGGAACCGGAAAAGATGGTATCAGTGGCCGAAATGCAACGCCGTTTGAAATCTATGGAAGATAAACATTCCAAAGATACAGCAGAAGCGATTGCCAAAGCCTTGGAGAAATACAAGGCAGAAAGCGAACTTACCGGGAAAGAGTTAGAAGAGTACCGACGTAAGGAAGCTGAAGCAGAAAAGCAAGCTTTACTTGATAAGATTGCTGGGCTTGAAAAAGAACAAACCAAGCGAGAATTAACAGATGAAGCTATTAAAACACTTTCTAGCCGGAAACTTCCGGTCAACGATAAAGTGATTTCTTTTGTTGTTAAAGATACCGCTGAAGGTACCTTACAAGCTATTTCAGACCTTGAAAGTATTATTAGTGAAATCAAGGCTGAATACTCACAGTCGGAACCCCCGAAAGTATCATCAGAATTTAACGGGGCCGAAAAATCAAACAAAGGGGATATTTTCCGAAATTCCCGAATCATTAAATAAAACACCTTAAAGGAGAATTTTAAAATATGACAGTACAAACTTTTAACCCGGATAAAGTATTGGTTTCAGAAAAGAAAGATGGAACTTTTACTAAAAAAATGACAGATATCATTATGAAAGATGTCGCAGAAAATTCAGTAGTAATGCAACTTGGACAATACCACGAAATGGACGGTTTGCAAGAAAAAACTGTTTACGTCCAAACAGATGGCGTATCTGCTTACTGGGTGAATGAAACAGAAAAAATCAAGACTGATAAACCTGAAGTGGTTCCAGTTACTTTGAAGGCTCACAAATTGGGTATTATCTTGGTTGCTTCCCGTGAGGCCCTTAACTACACATGGGAAAAATTCTTTGAAGATATGAAACCGCAGATTGTGGAAGCTTTCCATACTAAGATTGATGAAGCCGGACTTTTGGGACATGAAACACCTTTCGCTAATTCAGTAGCTAAGTCCGCTAAAGATTCTAGTCAGGTTGTAGTTGGTCCTATTAACTATGAAAACCTTCTTAAATTGGAAGATAAGCTTTATGAAGCGGACATTAACCCTAACGCCTTTGTTTCTAAAATCCAAAACCGTTCTGCATTGCGTGAATCTCGCGATGGCGACAAAAAAACAATTTACGATAAGGCAAACAATACCATTGATGGTATCACTACCGTGGATCTTAAATCTAAACAGTTCAAGAAAGGCGACCTTTTGGCCGGTGATTTCAATAGCTTGATTTATGGTGTACCTTACAATATCAATTTCAAGATTTCTGAAGAAGGCCAAATTTCAACCATGAAGAACCAAGACGGCACACCTATTAACTTGTTTGAACAAGAAATGGTAGCGGTCCGCGTTACTATGGATATTGCTGTAATGGTTACTAAAGCGAACGCATTCGCACGTTTGACCGCTTCTGCTGAAAACGTCTAATTAGAATTAGAAAGGGGTAACTAATGACCTATATTGTGACCCGTAATATTATCGACACAAAAGATAATAACCGCTTTTATGAAGAAGGGGACATTTTCCCCCGTGAAGGTTTTGAAGTTTCCAAAGACCGAATTGCCGAATTGATCGGTAAAGGTGTATTGAGTGTTAAGGGTGAAGAAACACCAGCACAAACACCAACCGAGGAAGAAGCGCCGGCTGGAGAAATTGAAAAACCACTTGAAAAATTGAAAGTGGCAGAATTGAAAGAGTTGCTAGAAAAAGCAGGCGTAGAATATGAAGCAGACGCCAAAAAAGCGGATCTAGTAGCTTTGGCCCAAACTATCGAAGGGGAATAAAAGATGGAAGAAGCCCAACTATCGAAAATAAAACGTCGGTTGGGTATTGATCCATCCGACAATTACGAAAATGATTTGTTGACAGATTTAGTGGACGACGCTGAAAGTTATTTCAAAGGACTAACCGGAACTCTTGAAATTAACAGTAAGTATAATTTCATGATTGAAAACGTGGTATATAAGCTGTACGGGCGCAAAGGTTCCGAGGGTGTAACGTCTGAAACGGTTGACGGTTATTCCGTGACATATCAGGATTGGGATAACCTATTCAAACCGTATATGGCAATTCTTAACAAAGACTTTGGCCTAGACGGTACGCAACGGGAACGCGGAAAGGTATTTTTTATATGAAGACACCACACCGAATTGTCTTAATTTGTGGGGGGCGTAAGAAATACAATCCGGAAACGGATAGTTATGAAATGCAAGTAAGAAGAACCGTTACGGTTCCTTGTTTTGTGAATAAAGTCAGTCAAGCTAAAGTGTTTGAAAACTACGGAAACCGGACGGATACAGTTATTATTTGTAGGTTTCAGAAAGAACAAGTACCATTCACGCAAGCCGTATTTGAAGGTAATACCTATGAGCCTATCGAAGCAATCGACGCGCCAATTAAAGGGGCGGTACGGTTGAAGAAAGTAGGACCTTTTGGGCGTTAAGGTTAAATGGCACGGTATAGAAAAGCTGACAATGACAATTTCAAACGCTCACCCGAACGCTGTTAAACAATCTTTGGAAGTCTTAAAAAACAATGGCGAACGTGGCAAGGCAGTTGCAAAGAGAAAAGCGCCGGTAGATACAAGTTTTCTAAAAGATCACATAACAACGAATTACCAGGGCATGGAAGCACATATACACGCTGAAGCCGGTTATGCCGGTTATCAGGAATATGGCACCCGGTACCAATCAGGGACGCCTTTCATGCGTCCAATGATCCAGGAAGTTCAACCACAATTTCAGGAAGATATGACAAACGTAATGAAGGGGGTTTTTAAATGACGCCAAACCATGAATTATTCAGATTGATTTATCAGATGGCGGAAGCAAAGGAGAAAACCTTTGATTTTTTGCCGGAAGCCGGGACACAATACCCCTTTATCTATATAGGCGAAAATAACGCCCTAGAAAGCCCAAATAATGACCTTTGGGGCGAGGTGGGTCAAACGGTCCACATTTACGCTGAAAGGACACAGCGGGCTTTTTTGGACGATATAACAGCCTATTTAGAAACGAATATCAAAAAGATTTCTGGGAAGTGGGAATATCACTTACAGCACACTAACACTAACAAACAGATCATGCCAGATAATACAGACGTCCGGCCTTTGCTTCATGTGGTCTTGGATGTCTCTTATATCTATACTAAGAAGGAGAAAAAATAACTAATGGCAGAATTGATTCAAGGAAAAGACTATATCGCGTTTTTCCGACGCGTTAAGGATCAAAAGAAACAAGACGCTGGAAAAGTAAGATTCCAAACGGAACTTACTTTGAACGCTGAAAAAGAAGTTGAAACCACAAAAACCAAAGATGGAGTAGTGAACTCTGTTTCTGACGGTGAAACTTCAGGGGAATTTACTTCACTTGCTTACCGTGAAGATAAAGACACGGTTAATATGTGGAAGGAAATGCGCCAATGGTTCCGCAATACTGACAAGATTGAAGTTTGGATCGTGGACCTAGCAAGCAAGCGTGAAGAACAAGGTAAGGAAAAATATGACGTGGAATACTACCAAGGATTCTTTAAAAACTTTGAAATTTCCGCGCCGGCAGATGATAAGGTAGAACTTACCTACGAAATGGCGATTGACGGTAACGGTGTAATCAGTACAGATACGCTAACAGAAAGCCAAAAATCCGCTATTAATAAGGCACAGTATGAATACCATACTTTGGCTAAAGAGGGCGAAGGTACAGGGTTACCAGCTTAATTTTTCAGGGGCTTATTTAAGCCCCTTATTTTTTTAATTTTTTTAAAGGAGAAATAACAACATGATTTTAAATATTGGTGGAAAAGACTATACTTTACGCTTTGGGATTGGCTTTTTACGTGAGATGAATAAGCTTCATTCGGTTGAAATGGATGGGGTGAAAACCGGTTATGGCGCTATGGCTATGTTCAATGCGGGGCGCGCAATGAACGACCCTTTGGCATTGATTGACTTAATTAAGTCCGCGACTGTTACGGAAGCACAAAAACCATCAAATGAAGCTATTGAAAAATTCCTTGAGGATCTAATCATTGAAGAAAAGTATGATCAGACCATCGAGGAAATCATGAACGAGTTAAAAGCGTCACCCCTACTCAAAAAGGCAATGAACCTAGCGGAGTAGGGCAACAGCAAGGATCAAGTTCTAATATTGGTTATGATGAAGCTTTGGCGTTATTAATTGCCCGGCATAATATGACATTTACGGAAGCAATGCGGACCACGCTAGAAGAATTTGAAATCTATAATATGGCTTACGCTATCCAGCAAGAGGACAAGCGTTTAAATTCTGCTATCCAGGCTTGGTTTAATCAGTCAGTTAAGGCTCAAAAGGGGCGTGGTAAGTCAACCCGTCCGGCGTTTAAGAATTTCAACGAGTTTTACGACCATCAAAAAGAATTTGACAGGATTTTTCAAAAGAATAAACCTATTGAAACGGCTGTACCGACTAGAAAAATGGACATGGCTGAAAGAAATAGAATGATCAATCAAATGAGAAAGAAAGGAGGTAATTAATGGGAGCAAATTTTGATGTAACGGCTATACTGAAGGCGAACGTTTCCGACTTCAAAAGCGGTTTGAAAGAGGCCCAAGCGTCTTTACAAAGTTTAAAAAATCAGACTGGTTCAAGCCTTGAAAAGTTGAGCGGTTCAATTAATAGTGTAGGCGATTCCATGTTAAAAGTAGGGGCCGGAATGACAGCCGGTTTCACTTTGCCGGTAGCCGGGGCAATCGGTGGTGTTATCAAGTCCTTTGCAGGGCTAGAACAAGCCTTGGGCGGTGTTGAAACACTTTTCAAAGATTCCGCCGGAACTGTTATCAAAAATTCAGAAACAGCATACAAGCGGGCCGGCATTTCAGGCGTGAAATACATGGAGCAAGTTACTTCCTTTTCTGCTAGCTTATTACAGGGCCTTGGTGGTGATACCGTCCAGGCTTCAAAATATGCTGATATGGCTATTGTGGACATGGCTGATAATGCGAATAAGTTCGGAACGAATATTCAGGACATTCAAAATGCTTATCAGGGGTTCGCAAAAGACAACTATACCATGCTTGACAACTTGAAGCTTGGATATGGTGGTACACAAGAAGAAATGGCCCGTTTGGTGAACGAATCGGGCGTAATGGGTGATAGTTTCAAGGCTACGGCCAAAAACGTGAAGGATATTCCGTTTGACAAGCTTATTCAAGCGATCCACGTTACACAAGAACGAATGGGAATTACTGGAACCACGGCTAAAGAAGCTAGCGAAACAGTGGCCGGATCCTTTGAATCCATGAAAGCTTCCGCCCAAGATTTAGTAGCTGGCCTCGGTCAGAAAAATGCTGATATTAAAACCCTAATGGAAAATCTCAAAGAATCCATTATCACATTTAAAGATAATATAGTTAGGGTTTTAAAGACGATTTGGGATAACTTACCACTTGAACCGTGGCAAAAGTGGATCGGTGCGATTGTGATTTCCGCTGGTCCAATCCTTACGGTAGTAGGTACCATCACAAAGGTGGTAGGTGGAATTGTTGGAATTGTAAGCAAGGTTTCAAGTGGTGTTTCCGCCCTAATTGCTGGGTTCCAAGGTGCAACCGCTAGCGGTACGGCTATTTCCGGCGTTTTTGGTTCGATTGGTAGCGCTATAGGTGCTATTACAGGCCCTATTTGGGTAGTGATCGGGCTTGTCGCCTTGTTTGTAGCTGGCCTTGTGGGCTTGTATAAGTCAAGCGAGGAATTTAGGGATAAGGTTAACTCTGCTTTTCAAACGGTTTCTAAGACTATTTCCGGTGCTATTACTGAAGTTGTAAACTTTGTTAAAAAGATATTTGGGACTTTGGTTTCTTGGTGGAATGAAAATCACGCTTTAATCCTTCAAACCGCTGAAACGATTTGGAACGCTATTAAGGCAGTAGTAGAAACCGTCGTTAATGCAGTAGCGCCTATTATCGAGGCGGGTTGGAATGCGATAGTTCCGATAGTTCAAACTGTTTGGGACCTTGTAAAAAATGTAATTGAAACTGGTTTGAATGTCATTTTAGGCATTATCAAGCTAATCATGCAGATCATCAATGGCGACTGGTCCGGGGCTTGGGAAACCATCAAAGAAATTGTTAATACGATTTGGGAAGGTATAAAAACCGCTATCGGGATAGCTATCCAAGGTTTAATCTCCATCATCCAAACCGGATTGGAGTTTCTAAAAGAGATTTGGACAGCTATTTGGAATGTGATAATGGCTGTTATCGGCCCTATTTGGGACTTTATTTGTAACCTGGTCCAAACGTCCATCCAGTTAGTAAGTGATGTTATTAATAATACCCTTACTTTCATTTCAGACCTTTGGAACACAATTTGGAACACTGTTTCAGAAGTTGCAAGCACAATTTGGAACACGATTTATGAAACTATTTCTAACTTTATCAACAGTGTCTGGGAAACTATCCAAAATGTATTAAATACCATTTCAGAGACCTGGAACAATATTTGGAACGGGGTTAAAGGAACAGCTGAAGAAATCTGGACTAATATCAGTAGTTTCATTTCTGATACCATGAACGGAATTTTTAGCACTATTTCCGAAATTTGGAATAATATCAGTTCATTCATTTCCGACACATTGAATAGTATTTTTTCAAGCGTTTCAAATGTTTGGAATGATATTACTTCTTCAATCGGAAATTTCATGAACGATATTTTTTCAAGTATCCAAGAAGGCTGGAACAATGCAGTCAGTGCGGTACAAGAAGCCGGTTCTAATATTGTTTCTGCTGTAACCGACGCTTTTTCAAACGCTATTTCAGGCGCTAAAGACTTTGTAGGTAATGCTATTTCTGCTGGTGGTGATCTAATTAATGGATTTGTTGATGGTGTTAAAAACTTTGCAGGCAATTTGATTAATGCAGTAGGTGACGCTATTAGTGGGGCTATTGATTGGGCTAAAAACTTGCTTGGTATTAAATCACCTTCCCGTGTATTTAAACAATTTGGGGTATATACTGACCAAGGTTTTATAAACGGGGTGGATAGCAAGGCTGAAAATGTAGCTAAGTCAGTAGGTGGCATGGCACAAGGCGCTATTAATGCTTTTGCTGATAAAGACTTATCCGGTGTATTCCAGGATGAACTAAGCACAGTAGAAGGCGCTTTGGGAAGTTTGACCGCTTACGATCCTAACATTAACTTTGATGGTGGAATTTTGACGGTAAACCAACAGCCGGCAGATATTACCTTAAAACTTGGAAGTACGACTTACCGAGCATTTACAAACGACATTACACGCGAACAAGAAATGGAATTAATTTTAGGAAGTTACTAGAAAGGTAGTGAATTTATGTATGATTACGCTAGTTTAGGAAAATTAGATAGGGAAATCACTACTTTAGTGCCTAGTGATAACCTACTAATTAATGGACAACCCTTGAATAATTTAATTGAGGGTTACAGACATTTAACAGTTACAGGCCGGGGCTTATTGGGGCAGAATGTTTCTACTACTAAGGTTCCTGGCCGGCGTGGTGTTTGGGTTGATGATTTTTCGGATCAAGAAAGAACCCTAGAAATTAAATACCAGCTTAAAGCGGACACCAGTGCCCAAATGCGGGACAAGTTCGCTAAATTGAATAAAATTCTAAGGACACACGCCCCTAGCGGATTCCTTGAAATTTCTTTCCAAGATGAACCGGAATACATTTACTACGGCTATTTCAACGGTGCGGATAGCTTCGAAGAAACAAGCTTAAGTATTGTTAGTAAGTTTAGTTTGCTGATTCCGGATGGTTACAAGAAAAAAAGGCCCCAAGGTTCAACGGGGCCTATTTCTTTGGTGGACGCGCTGGAAGTGTTACCGGATTCTATCACAGTAACGCCTACAAAGGTTACCAACCAACTTCAAATAGTGAACGGGTCCAAGGTGCTTTCATTCGCGGGAACCTATACACCGGGGAAAGATATTATTATTTCTTTTGATCCGGATGAAATTAAAATCACTTTTGGGGGTCGGAATATTCTAAGCGAGTTGGAGCGATTCAGTCCACTGGAAAATTTCACGGTTCGGAATGGTGACACGATAACCGCGGTTAATGCGACAGTTAAGAGAGTAGTTTGGAGGGATGAACGAGCATGATCTATCTTTTTGATGAAAAGGAAAAGCTTGTAAAAATCGTGAATAAAAAAGCGGTTAAGACAGCCCTTCAGACTTACGCCCTAACCACTGATAACTACGTTTCAGACCGTTTGACGGTTGAAACAAAGGCGTTAAATGATGATGAGTTTGAACAAGTGGAATACATGGCCATCCAGTCAATGGAAAATAACCATCAATACCACTATTTTTATATTGCTCAAAAGAAAACAGTAGGCAACATTACGACTTTTACAGGGGTTCAATCCGGAATAGAAGAATTACGGAAAACCCCGGTATTTGACAAGCGCCCTAAAAATATGCGTGCTGAAGCCGTCATTAATGACCTTTTACAAAATACGAATTGGCGCGCCCGGTTTGTCGCTGAAACAATCAACCGTAGCACGAATTTTTATTATATTTCTGTTTTCGACGCCCTGAAAAAAATCTGTAAGGTTTGGGGTTTGGAAATGCAGTTCTTTGTAGAAATGAACGGAAACGGAATTGGCGCCCGGTACATTGATTTTAAAAAGCGAATTGGTGAAGCTACTGGGAAACGCGTAGTATATGGACATAATGCTCTTGAAATCCTAAAAGAGATTGAAAGAACCAATATTTACACCGCCTTGGTAGGCCGTGGAAAAGGGGAGCAAGTTTCCAGCGCTGAAGAAAGCGGGAAGGAAGCGGACGGCTACGGAAGAAAAATCACTTTTGAATCCGTGGTATGGTCCAAGGCTAAAGGGAACCCGCTAGATAAACCGCTGGGCCAAAGATACCTAGAAGATCCGGAAATGACTAAACGTTACGGGATCAAAAACGCGGATGGAACCATGAGGGCCAAGATTGGTTTTGTTGATTTTAATGAGGAAGAAAACCCTAATGAATTAATAAAACTGACTTACCAAGCCTTAGTTAATGCGTCCCGTCCACAATTAACATTGAAAACGTCAAGCGTTTATCTGAAGGGTGTTAAAATCGGGGACACTATCCGAGTTGTCCGGCATGATAAAAAACTAGACTATGATACACGGATTTTTGAAATTACTTTCAACCGCTTAAACAATAAATCTAGTGACATCAAGTTAGGCGACCAGATAAGTGAAAGCGCGAACTCAAAAATTCAAAGTGTAGCGGATAAAGCCGTAGAAGATTTTATTAACAATGAATTTAACAGCTTTGTCAAGAACTTGCCTGATTTTGTCAGATCCGCGGATGGTTATAACACTAACTGGTATAGCGTAGAGGATCCTGTTAAAAAATACCCTAAAAAAGTATTGATTAATGATATTTGGTACAAGCTGGATCCAGAGCATGAAGGCCATACCATCATGCAACGCTGGACGGGTGAAGCGTGGGAAGAAATCCTAAGAACTTACAATGAAGTAAGTCTAAGGGAGAAAATTGATCAGAAATTTAATGAACTGAAACAAACTACTGACCAAGCAATCCAAACAGCAAACCAAAAAGCTGAAGAAGCTTTAAAGAAAGCCGGTACCATTCCGGACACCGCTAGACTTTCCGAGCAGATTAAAAAACAGGTTTTAGAAAGTCAAGACCTAACTAAAAAGGTAACGGAAACCCTGAAAGAAACAGATTCAGGGGTTATCTATAACAAAGTATTGCAAAATATCAAAACTGAATTTACACCTAAAACGGTTTTTGATGGTTTTGAAAGAAGCACGAATGACGACCTTTCCCGTTTAAGTACAAAGACAGAAGAAACTGAAAGAAAAATCATTAGGCAAAACATAGAGTTTAATAAACTGACTGAAAGTAATAAACTCTATGAACGAATTTTAGGGACATCAGAAACCGGGGCGCCTGATAAGGTTTCACGGCTTGTTATGTCTAGCGAAATTTTTCGAACAGAAGTTGGGAAGTATGTCACTGATGATAACAACTTGATTGTTAATTCCATGACAATGGACAAACATACATTAATTGGAAATAGCAACCCTAAAGCCGATATTTCTGTTAATAATGGTGTATTTACAATCAAGGCTGAAGGGCTTACAGGCTATAATTGGTCCGGTTTTTCTTTGCCAATTTACGTTAAAAAGATTTATCAAGATGAAACTTATACTTTAGGTTTCAAGTATCGAATACTTTCAAAACCTGATAGCACCTTTGCTTTTAATATCAAAAATCACGGGTTAAATAAACTTTTATTAAATGCTGATATTGGAACGCCTAATAGTCAGGCTTCTGAAGAGTGGTATGAGTTCCAAAGGACGTTTACGGTTCAAGAGGATTTCGAGTTTGGTGAGGACAAAAACTTTCCGTTTTATATTTATCTAGCTAAGAATGGTTGGATTGAGTTCAAGGAACCTATTTTAGTACGAGGTAGCAGAACGGGAACCTATAAGCCTAGCCAATTTGATGACGCTTACAAAAAGACAAACGAGGCTAAAGAACTAGCGGAAAGCGCCCAAACACAAGCAGAAAACGCTCAAATACGCGCCCAAAACGCTCAAACACGGGCTATTCAAGTCGCTGAAGAAGCTGAAAAAGCCAAAATAACCGCGGAAGCAACGCGGACACAAGTTACACAGCTTGCCGGTTCTTATTCAATCAGGAACCTTAACAGCGCGGGTGATATTTTAGGCCAAATGAATTTAAACCCGGATGGTTCCGTGAGAATAAATGAAGGCCTACTTTCTATTGGTGAAAAAACCTATATTAAAGATGGTGTCATTAAATCCGGGATGATTGGACGTGCCCAAATTGAAACGGCACATATCAAGGAGATTGACGCTAACACAGCACGAATTATCAACATCAACGCTAAGAACATAGCTACTGAAGGCTTAACCGCGAACGTGATTAAAGGTGGAACACTATCATCTCTGAATGGTGTTACTGACTTTGACCTTCAAACCGGATGGTTAGAAATGAATAAGGAAGCCGTAGGAATTAGAAATAGGTTTGAAGGCAAGCCTATGCAATTTTTAATTTTCGGTCAAGGTGCTATAAATGGCGTACCTTGTGCATATACACAGTTAATGAGCAACCGAAACGGTCAAACCGGGATTGAACACACTTCTGCGGGGATTCAGATCTGGAACGGGCGACAGGGTAACAACGTACAAACCGCTATAACATTTTATGGTAGAAACATAGACTTTATTCATAATTCTCTAAGCGGAGGCGTTTCTTTAAATACCGAAACACGGGATTTAGATAAGTTGCATAATGTATTTTTAGATAATGCACTAGTAGCCGGCAAAGAAATCTTTTTAAAAGGGAACTCTTTAGTTACTTTATTTAATTTAATAGATAAAAACTTCAAGGGGATCGAAGATCACCTAAAACGCGCTAATTTAGGTGCGCCGGGATATTATCGGACAAATATTTAGAAGAGGATATTATGAACACAACAGATAAAATCATCAATGAGCTAGCTGTACAACTAGCAAATAAGGCAATTGAGCAAGCAAATTACAAGATTTTTTATGATGAAGCGAAAGAAAAACTTGTAGAAGTGCAAACACAGCTTGAACAAGCACAAGCACAGCTTGAACAAGCACAAAATCAATTAAACAAAGTTAATCAAGTTTTGGAAAAAAGTGAAGCTTTGAAAGAACTTTTTGATGAAGTGGCAAACAAATTAGAAGAGGAATAAAAATTTATGGAATTTAAAGTAATTAACAAATACTTGCAAGAAAAAGGGCGTACTTTTGTCGCAATCCGACAAGAAAACCCTTATACAGTCTTTGAACGCGTTTTAATCGGTGATCGTCTGGGTGAAACAGATGAAGCACTTATTAAGGCAGTATTGGGTCAAATTGCAACCGAATTTAACCCAGCGGATGGTGTCAAGAAACTTCAGGAAGATTTACACCAGCAAGCAGAAAGCTATGAAGAAAAGCTAGCTGAAAAAGACGCTAAAATTGCTGAAGTAAAAGCCGTGGCAGATTGGGCAGTCTTGGCGCGTGTTACTGACGTAGATAACCCGCTAGATCCGACTGTTTTTAAACGTGGTTTGGAGTTGGTGGAGCTTGGACAAAACGGGAAAACTTACCAACCGCAAGAAATCTTTGTGGTGGAAGATCCTGACCATGTTGAAAAATTCCAAGAAGGGAAACGTATCATGGTTCAAGTCAATGAGCCTTTCACTTATAAAGGAGAAACCTTGAAACAGCTTGAAACCTTACACCAAAACGGAAAACTTGGACTTTGGAAATGGACCGAGCCAAAAGAAACCCCAAAAGCTTCGAATGAGTTAGAAACGCAACCGGCACAATAAACAATTAGAACCAGTATAGGGAGGTGGTTAAAATGGCCCTAGTGGACCTAATTGACAAGCTAACACCGGTTTTAGTTGTGATTATACCTAGTTATTTTTCCTTTAAGAGTACCAAAACAAGTAAAGAAGCGGACCAAAAATTAAGAGATCTGGCTGACAAGATCGACGATTTAGAAAAATCCGTTTTAAACGTGGAAGGTATCGGAGAAGAGAACAATAAAAATCTATCCATTATCGGAAAAGGCTTGCAACGCTTACAGCGTTTTCGATTGCAAGAGAATTTGAAAAAAGCCCTGAAGCTGGGCTACACTAACCAGCACGAAATAGAAGAACTTTCCCGCTTATATGAGAGTTATATCGAATTAGGCGGGAATGGTGCTATTAAGGTGCTATTTGAACGGTTTTTAGACCTAGAAATAAAAGAGGAAAATTGAAATGAACCAAATTACTGAAATTGTAACCAGTGGGGCTATGAGCATTCTTGTAGTGCTTGTTGGTATTGTTGTTAATGCCGTCAAAAACTACTTGACAACGCGAGGCGGGAAGAAAGCCCTTGAAGTGGTTGAAATCCTAGCTAGAAACGCCGTAAATGCTACCGAGCAAGTAGCGGATAAGCTAGACATCCACGGAAAGGATAAGCTTGAATACGCCAAAACAAGCCTTATTGAAGGGCTTGAAGCACACAATATCTATTTAACTAATGAACAACTAAATACATTTATTGAATCTGCTGTAAAAACAGCAAACGACGCTTGGAAAAATTGAGGTAAAGAACATGGATAAAGTAAAACTATTTCAAGATGAAGTATTGGGCCGTGGGTTTGATATTGATGGCTGGTATGGCTGGCAGTGTTGGGACGGCTATGCTAAATATTGCTTGTGGTTAGGCGTTCCATTCGCTAACTGTACAGATTCTGGGTATGTGAAAGACCTTTGGGAACAGCGTTTTAGCAACGGAATCCTTGACTATTTTGATGAAGTGGAAATCATGCAAGTCGGAGAAGTAGCTATTTTTATGGAAACAGCAGTTACGCCGGTTTCACACGTAGCTATTTTCGTAGGTGATATTGACGGCTCACAAGGTTGGTTCCTTGGTCAAAACCAAAGCGGTGAACCTGGACCGAATGGGGGCGCTAGCTTTGATTTAGCTATCTATCCATATAGTGCGCTTTATCCTACCGCTTTCCGACCAAAAGGCGAACCGCTAGAAAAAGATGAATTGAAAGAAATCATTACGGAAGTTATGGCGAACCATGAAGTTCCATTCTTCCCTGAAGACGCTACTTTCACCGTGGGAGATAGCCCTATCAACGTCCGCCGTTATCCGGATTTAACCGGCGAAATCGTGGCAACTTACCAACCAGGTGAGAAGGTTCACTACGATTCTAAGGGTACTAATGCCGGATTCCGCTGGATCTCTTACGTGGGAGAATCTGGGAACCGGAATTATATGGCGATTGGTCCAGTGGATGAAGCCGGCAACCGTACTGATTTATGGGGTATGCTTGAATGATTGGATTCAATTCAACAAATTTAAACCAAACAAAGGGCGGGGAAGTCATTAAACAGGGTGACTTCTCTTCTCTTTTTGAGTTTGAGCTTTTAGATTACGATAACAAGAAGATCACTAGTTTAGATGGCCAAACCGCAAAGGTTCGACTTGGAAATAGCAAAGGGAAGATTGAAATTGAATCCCTTGTAGAAAATTCCAAGGTTAGTTTTAAAATCGGTAAAGTCTTACCAGTCGGGATTTATCACATTGAAATTGAAGCTGGTAACTATGTCTTTCCGAGTGATAGAAGCGCCAAGGTTGACGTTATCCAATCAGTCGAGGAATACACTAGCGAGCAAGTTGAAGGACTTGAAAAAGAAAGCGAAAAGGATAACTTCCCGGAATTGGTTGATCTTTACAACCTAGCCAAAATTTAAGAAGGAGATATAATGAGTTTAAACGCAGAGAAATTAACAAAATTCGCCCAAGCAGTCGGGACTGACGTCAAGGAAATTAAACGCGATTTGGCCAATAAAGCAGAAAAATCTGAAGTCGGTCAAGGTGGAATCACACAGCAACAACTAGACACGGCTATTCAGGGCGTTAAAACCGCTATTTTAGGGGAAGGCGTTCCAGAAGAGTTAGATACAATTAAAGAAATTGTAGATAAAATCAATGCGGGGGAAACTCCAAATAGTGCGATTATTGCCAAAATGACGGAACTGGGCCAAAAGTTCACCGACTTGGAAAACCTTGATTTAGTGGCAACTTATACCACAGCGAAAGAGTGACGGCTATGAATAATATTATTGAAGTTATAAAAGCGATTGGCCGGGATATTAAGGCGCTGACTTCAAAACAAGCTGAATACTTAAAAGAAAGTAAAGCTTACGAATTATTCCCGACCTATTCCACGCTTCAAAACCAAATGACAACAAACATCAAGGAAAAGCATTTAGAACTTGGTCTGGACGCTCTGATTGATACCAAACTAGCGAATGGTGGTGACCCGTTCGTTACCAAATCAAAAGTACCAGTTGTAGACACTACACAGTTCGCAAGCAAAAACGACTTGGAAGAGCTAAAACGCTCAGTCGGTTCTGGAACTGGAACAAGTACAGAACTAAAAGGTCAAGGCTTCCCATACGCTCTAAATGCTGACATCGGTACAATTTATACTGACACTACTGCTAAAAACGGAGCGGTTAAATGGATTAAAAAGGCCAATGGAACTGGTTCGGGGGCTTGGGCTGTATTGTTTGGCGATGTCAAATTTAGACCAAGAAATATCAGCTCAAATCAAACCAACGCATACGTGGAATTTAGGCGCACAAACTCTACAGTAGAAATCAGTTTTGGCGGTTTGTCATGGGGCTGGTTTGGTATCGTGAGACGAGGCGCACCCGGTTACATTCCACAAGGTTCTGACCGTGAGCGTAACGTGGTAATCTTAAACGTTAACAGTGTTCCCGTCGGTTTTCGTTCAATCAACTCAAAACTTGGTATTATGACGAATGACAAGGGGAAGCGCCTTGGCACTTTTTATTTAGGTGGTGCTGGTGACAATAACCAGCTACGCTTACAATTCGATGATCCCGTTCCAACGGATCGAGACATCGGGGATTTACGGTTCAGTAGTATGTCCTATACCACGGACGACCCGTGGCCGGAAACTTTATAAAATGATTTAACCCTCCCAATTTTGGGAGGGCTTTTTTGTTGTCTGTTATAACGGCAATTTTGGAAAATGTCTATTATAACGAAAAAAGCCCTTTTTAGGCTCACTTTCTCAACTATACGGGCAATAAATGAATACGGTTTGACTACGGGTTATTTTAATTATCCAGAATTATTCGATATGTATTTTTTCTAGAAATTCCGTGTTTTCAATCTATTAGAAAGTTATCGGCATTTAATGGTAACCATAGATTGTTTTTGGTATAA